CGGAACAAGCGCAAGACTCTGCCGGGGAAGGTTGAGCGCACCACCCAGCGAAAGTTAAGCCAAAGCCAACGGTCGCAAGGGTGACCGAGCTGGCTTGCGCCTAAGTGACCGCGCCTGTCCTCTTGTTTTCCTTCGTGGTGCTTATCGATCAGATTTGCAACGTTGTTTTCTGGTTCAGGGATTTTTGCCATTTTTATGCCTCAACTTTATTTTCAATAACGTCTGGAAAAATGTTCCAATTTTTTCTGCGCTTTGCCATTAGGTCGGTGTATCGCTGATAAGCGCTTGTTTTAGTTGGGCTAAAACCCAAATATTTGCACCAGTAATCATTTCTTAACAACGTTTTGCATACTCGCCTCCAACTTGGAGCCTTGCCCTGATTCTCAATTTTTAAATCTGCTGCGTCTGGTATACCGTCTGGATAGCCCCTAACAGACCACCATTTTAAATAAACAGCAAGTTTGTTTTTGTAATGCTCTGCTGTTTTTGGCGGCGTAGACTCTAACAACATATTTGCAAAAGAATTCCAAGTGTGACCCTCTGGCAAAGTAATGGTGTGATTTCCTAAAACGTTGCCACGAACGTTGCTGTAAATTTTTCCTGTGTTTGCGCCATTTACTCTAAGCACTAATCTTGCCCAGATGCTTGGCTCAATAACTTGATACAGCCACAAACCTTTTCTAGACTCATCACCAAACGGCTCACAAATTCTCATTTGATGCAATGTCATTCCAGCTTGGTGCATACGATCGTAAAGCTTGTTGTAGTCTTTGCCAGTTTTTCCGTGATAAGTCCAAATGTCTTTTGTGTCCCAATCGTATATTGGGTAAACATTCCAGACGTTTTCAACAACGTTTGTAGTAAATGGTTTGCCTTGATACATAGGCTTGTCACGAGCTAGTGTTCTAAACCTATTTAGGCTTTCTTGCGCTCTTATGCCAACAAAACACGCGCATTTTTCGCCTTGGGCAAACCACTGGCCAAACGTTGGCACAAACTCTTCAAACATAATGCCGTCATACCAAAATGGCACTTTTTTTACGTCAGTAATGCTAATTTTTTCTGGCTGTCTAACCCATAGGTTTTTTTTGTTTACATCCCAAGCAGTCCATTCTGGTTCGTGCATAGAAACAGCATTCCAAGTTTTAATTGGTACAGCCATCCAATAAGGTTCTATGCAATCTTGGTACTCTTCAAAAATTCTACGAGCAAAGTCAATTGTCATTGTAAATTGAGCTTCCCAATCTAAGAAAAACAAGCCAATTTTGCGACCACGTTTTCTAGCTTCTTCGCAAACCATATGAGTCATAACACCGCTGTCTTTGCCAGCAGAAAAAGAACAATAAATACGATCAAAGTTATCAAAAGTCCACGACACTCGTTCTTGAGCCGCCGTTAAAACATCTTTTCCAAGCAATCTTTTAGGCACGATTTAACTCCATAAATGTAAAGTTTGCGGTTTTTTTGGTTTCAACAAAGCCAGCGTTTGCAAATGCTTTTTTGCTAGATTGTGTGCAAGTTGCCTTTAAATTGCCATTTGATAACAGCAGCAAAGATGACAAAATAACGCTAAAAACTCCTTGGTTGCGACACTCTGGCAATACATAGCAATCTGAAACAACGTTTTTTTTTAAAGACGCAAATCCAATCAAACCTTGGTCAAACGCGACAAACCAAACCTTTTCATAGTCGTCATATGTGTGTATTCCTACTTCTTTTGCAACTTTTCTAGACCCAAAATACGGCCCCAACAAAAGGTAAAAATCAAATTTATTTCTGTCTATTTTTTCCACAAAAACCACGGTTTTTCTCCCATTGCTCTATGGCTTCTTGAGCCTTTTTGTTTGCAAGTTTTTGCTGTTCGTCTGACAAAAACCCCCACGCTTGTCGTACTATGTCTTCAGGGCATTGAATGGCAAGCGCAACTGCTGCGTGTCCTATCCAAGCCTTTCTGTTAGTGTCTAGCTTTGTTAAATTTTGTTCGCAAGACAATGGCCATAAATTGACAGCATTGAGCATCCAAAAACCATAAAGCTCGTGATCGCCTGTAAATTCAATTGCTTTTTGTAGCCAATCAGCTCGATCTTTGACGTTTCCCCACATATTAAATTGCATTTCTTCCCATGAAGTATAGGGATGCCAAATTTCCCATTCAGGCGGCGTCGATTCGTTCATCACCCTCTACCTCTTTTGTTGTGTCAGCTTCCCAAGCCTCTGAAAAATCACGGTCAGCAAACAATCCAGCCAAGCCAGTTACTTGGGTTAATCGCAAAACCTCGTCGGGTTCCATGCCCAGTTCTTTAGCAATCTTTTCGTCAGACCAAAACCTACGCTTTAGCTCAACAACAATATCGGCCATTGATGTAACGCTATGTTCTCCGCGAGCGCGGTTGTGTCGAATTGTTGCGGCCATACGGTCATTACGATCGGCTTGGCTTTTACGAATTTGCACTAGCGGCAAGTAACCATGCACCTTGCCTTGTATCTCTTTGCACTCTTTGCCTACTCTATGACGGTGAAAGCCATCAATAACTTCATAGCTGCCTACGTCATTTTGCATAGAAACAATTGGTTGAGTAAAACCGTCGGCTTGAATTGACCTTCGTAACAGCGCCATTTCCGGTGGCGCTACGCTGTTTGGGTTGTAGTCATTAGCTTGAACCAATGGATTTTTAACCCACTTAACAAAGTCAACAGGCTCATCTTTAAATGGGCTGTATTCATGCAAAATTTCTCTAATGTAATTAATTGCCTCAACTTTTTCATCTAAAGGCATAACACTAAGTTTTACTAAAAAGTCGTCAATATTCGGTATAATCACTTTACTCTCCTTGGTTGTTGACCCAACCTTTGCCCCGAATCGAATGACTCGGGGCGTTTTTTTTGCTTAGAATGGGCTAGCTGCTTCCCAGGGGGCTTTGGACGATGATGCTGGTTTAGGCGCTACAGACTTAGACGGGGCTGGCACAGCACCAGACAGCGCCTTAAATCCCTTGACTTCGTTTTGGGCTTCATAGCTTCCTGATGCCTCTCGGATAGCAACTTTGATAGATAATCTACCACCCACCAGCTGGTCAGTGTCCGTAGCTGTCGCCAAGCCAATCGCGCGTAACAACTCGCCGAGCTGTTGCCGACCGATTTCCTCTGCTTTGGGGTTGGCGTTCCTAATGTTGAGGTTACCAAACACAACACGCCCTGCATGATTCTCACCAACAACATCATAGCGAACTTTTATGAGCTGACCAGTGCCGGTTTTAGTGTCTTTTAACTCCGCCTCTTTAATGACGGCCGGATACCAACCCGCAGGGATTGGGTCGTAGTTAGACTCTGATTGTGGTAATTCGGCAACATTAATTGGGGTATCAAAACGCATTTTTATTGCTCCTTGTTAATAATAGAAAATGATGGACGACCAGGTGTCGTCGTAATTGCATCCAACAGCAAGTTAGTAATACTAGGGTCTGTCGCCTTCCAAACCGTTGTGTTTATCTCAGGCTTGAATCTAAACAGTGCGCTGATGTGGTCTTGCAATCCATTTGATAACGCCAATTCTTGCAACTTCTCAGCGTCTACCTTGCGGTTCATGCGCCCAACGACCTTGATTTTGTAGTCACCACACTCGGCATTTTCCGTGCCTTCAAGCGCCTCTGGAATGCCTAGCAGTGATAAAAGTCTGTCCTCGGTCTTGCGTCGCCATTCGATAGCCTCCGTTTCTGATGCTTTGGCTTTTATCCATGCCTGCGTTAGGACTTCTAGATTGTCCATTAATCAGTACTCCTTTCAATCATTTCGTCCGCAATTTTGTATGCTGTTTCTGTAATTTCAAAGACATTGTCAACTTGCTCAGACTTGTATTGTCTTGTGGCATCCAAATTTGCTGTAATAATTAAAGATTGCATTGCTTTTGCGGCAATGTAATCACGAGCAGAAATTCCTCTTTGGAATTCTTTTAAGTTTTCATCACTAAGGGGGTATGCGTATTCCATAATTAGCCACCCATCTTGGCGATGATTGCGCCCAAATCTGCGGCTTCCCAAGTGCTTAAACAACCAGACCTGTCCTTAGCCTGCCATAGCCCGTCTGACTCGCACATAAGCGCACGTTGCGGAACACCATCGCCATCTTTTTCAACACGAAGGGCAAGCACTTCATCAAAAAAGTACGGCAATTGTTGACCCAACTTTGCACCCGGCATTGATGGCGCGTATAGAATCCGTCCTGCTTCATCTTGGGACTTCTCACACTTAGCGGTAAAGTAGACGTTCTTTGCAGGTAAATCACGAAAAACACGAATAATGTCCGTCATTTGCTCCTGCAATGAGCCGTATGCGGCTCGTGGGTCTTTGTTGATTTTCTTCTCATTGTTAAGTACAGTTTCGGCAATTTCGCTAACACTGTCTAAAGCAACTGACTGAAATTGCTTGGCTTCGTCTGACTCAATAATCCATTTGTACGCTTCTTTCAAATCCTCGATTGACTTAATCTCAATAAAAGGCAAATCTATGTCTGAAATTGACAACAAGCCGCCCTCAGCAGACAGAATAATTGGGCTGGGCAACGTCTGAATCAGCTTTGTTTTGCCAGTTCCAGCGTAACCGTACACCAACATTTTTACGCCATTGTTGGCGACGTTTTTTGTAGATTGCAATTGAATAGCCATTTGGCTTTCTCCTTGGTTTTAGCATCGGTTGGAGATGTCCGGTTGATGCACAATTGCATTATTGCATCGTTTTTGTTATTGTGTCAACTATTGAAATCAACCGATGGGGTTAACTATGAAAACAAAGCAAGCAATTGACTATTACGGGAGCATCAAGAAGCTGTCTGATGTCTTGGGCATCTGGCCCCATGTCATCTACCGCTGGGGCGACAACCCGCCAAAGGCTCGTCAATACGAGCTAGAGGTTAAAACGCAAGGGAAGCTGAAGGCAGAGAAATAATGGCAGACCTAACCCACATCATTGGGCGCAACTTCAAGCCGTCTATCGAAGTGCCACCAGATCGACCGGAAGACCAATTGCGTGATGCGATTGTTTCAGCGAACCTGATCGCCCCGGATGAGATCGTGATGGACGGGCAGATACACAGATTCAAATCAACGCCAAAATCTAAGGACAAGTCAGGCTGGTACGTCGTCTATGCTGACCAGATACCGATGGGTCGTTTCGGTTGCTGGCGATTGGGTGTAGAGGGTTCCTTTAAATCGGACATTGGGCGCAAATACACAGCCTCCGAGGAGATGAGCTTTATTAAACGCATGGCAGAGGCGAAATCATTACGCGATGCGGAACTGAAAGCCCAGAGAGAGTTAGCTGCTAACACCGTTGAGATTATCTGGTCTGAATGCACAGGCGCACATCCAGAGCATCCGTATCTTAAGCGCAAGGGCATTGACGTGCATGGCGCAAGGGTGACGGGCGATGGACGCTTGGTGGTTCCACTATACGGAGAGGATGGTGATTTATCTAGCCTTCAGTACATATCAGCGGATGGTAAGAAGCTGTACCACACAGGCGGCGCAACAGGCTCGCGTTACTGGGTACTGGGTGAGATAGATAAGACGGTCTACATTGCAGAAGGTTTTGCAACTGCCTGCACGATTAGAGAGGCAACAGGCAAGGCGGTGGTAGTCGCTTACTCAGCGTCCAACCTAGTGCCAGTCACAGAGATCATGCGACGAAAGTATGGCGCGACGCAGGACATTATCATTGTGGCTGATAACGATGCATCCGGCGTGGGCCAAAGGTATGCCGAGCAAGCTAGCGCTAAACACGGGGCGCGTATCGTTATGCCGCCAACGCCAGGCGATGCAAATGATTATGTCTTAGCAGGGCATGACCTGCTCGCCTTGCTAGAGCCACCAAAGGACGATTGGTTAGTATCGGCTGATGAGTTCTGCTCTAAGCCAGCCCCAATATCGTGGCTGATTAAGGGCTGGGTGCAGACGCAAGCACTCATTATGGTGCATGGCCCAAGCGGTGGTGGCAAGACGTTTGCGGTGCTGGACTGGTGCTTACGCATAGCGTCCACATTACCTGATTGGTGCGGCCACAAAGTCAGGCACGGTGGCGTGGTTTATCTGGCAGGTGAAGGGCATCACGGGCTTAAGGCTCGCATAGCGGCATGGAAGCACCACAACAGCGTCGCAACACTAGAGATGTGGCTATCTAAGGATGGATGTGATTTAAACACACCAGCAGGCTACCAGCGCGTCCTAGACCATGTGAGGAAGCTACCTAAGTCGCCTGAGCTGATTGTGGTAGATACCCTACACCGTTTCTTACAAGGTGACGAGAATAGCGCTCAGGACGCTAAGACGATGTTAGACGCTTGCAGTGCGCTTATGCAGGAGTTCAACTGCTCGGTGGTGCTTGTACATCACACTGGTGTGTCTAGTGAGGCACAGCACAGGGCGCGAGGCTCTAGCGCATGGCGTGGTGCGTTGGACATTGAGGTGTCCATAGTGCCAGCAGGTAAGAGCGCACCCATGGAAATCCATCAAAGGAAGTCTAAGGATGCTGAACTATCCGAGCCAGTGTATGCAGAGCTTGAGCAAGTCATCATCCCTGAGTGGTTAGATGAGGATGAGCAGCCGGTCACGAGCGCGGTGTTGGCACAGGCAGAGGCACCGATGGTTCTTAAAGATAATCCATTGGTAAAGCATCGCAAGCGTTTCGAGGCGGCATGGTGGGCATCAGGGGCTGAGGTGGATGATGGCAAGCCATACTTATCAAGAAGCGCCCTAATGGATTACTTGACTAGTGAAGTAGGCGTTAAAGAGAGCGAAGCCCAGCAACAGTGCAAAGCATCGGCCAAAGGGAAGTTGATATGCGAATTAACAACAGCCGAAGTTATCCACAAGCATTCGCACGGTTGGGTGGTTGTGGATAACTTAGATGCTCAGGCAATGTTGTTAAGGAAATCTGAGAAATGATTACCGTACCAAACGTACCGTACCGTACTTTTTGGTACTTTAGTACGGTACGACAAAGACGAGAAAACGTACCGTACCGTACCACACACCTTTAGGTGTGGTACGTTGGTACGATTCGATGTGCCATAGGAGAAGTACAGATTGTTAGGGATAACCCTATAAGGGATAGATAAATGCATAACAACAATCATTCTCATTTATACGGCAGACGATGGGCTAAACTACGCTTACTGTTCTTGGCTCAGAA